AGAGCCCGGACTTTGAAATCTTGCTCTTTGCGTTCAGCGTGGATGGTGCGCCTGTTCAAATCATCGACCTGGCACGGGGGGAGCGGCTCCCCCCGTGGCTGGTCCAGGCCATCACCAGCCCGGAATACATCAAGCACGCCTACAACGCCCCCTTTGAATGGGGCTGTCTGTCCAAGTACATGGGCACCCTGCCGCCGGACCAATGGCGCTGCACCATGTTCCACGGCCTCTATTGTGGCTACACGGCAGGCCTGGACGCCACCGGCAAGGCCCTGGGGCTCCCCCAGGACAAGCAAAAGCTCAACACCGGCAAGGCCCTCATCCGTTATTTCTGCGTCCCCTGCAAGCCCTCCAAGGCCAACGGCCAGCGGAGCCGCAACCTGCCCCAGCACGACCCCGCCAAATGGGAGCTTTTCAAAGAATACTGCAAGCAGGATGTGGTCACCGAGATGGAGATTGAAAAGCGGCTGTCCGCTTTCCCCGTCCCGGATTGGGTGCAAAAGCAATGGGAAACGGACCTCATCATCAACGCCAGGGGCGTGGCCGTGGACCTGGAGCTGGTCACCGGGGCCCTCTCTCTGGGGGACACCGTGCGCCAGACCCTCATGGCGGAGGCCATGCAGCTCTCCGGCCTGTCTAACCCCAACAGCGTGGCCCAGCTCACCACCTGGCTCCAGGAGGAGATTGGTGAGGAGCTGGCCGATCTGAGAAAGGACACGGTGGCCCGCCTGCTGGGCCGTGACGATAACAGCCCCCAGGTGAGCCGGATGCTGGAAATCCGGCAAGAGCTGGGCAAGACCTCCACCAAGAAGTATGACGCCATTGAGGCCGCCGTCTGCGAGGACGGACGGGTCCGGGGCCTGCTCCAATTCTACGGGGCGAACAGGACCGGGCGGTGGGCCGGGAGGCTGGTGCAGGTGCAAAACCTGCCCCGGACCTACACGGAGCCGCTGGACCTGGCCCGTGAGCTGGTCAAGGGCCGCAAGCTGGATGCCCTCCGGCTCATCTATGGGAGCGTGCCAGACACCCTCAGCCAGCTCATCCGCACGGCCTTTGTGGCCCCGGAGGGGCATGTGCTGATTGACGCCGACTTTTCCGCCATTGAGGCCCGTGTCATCTCATGGCTGGCCAAGGAGCAATGGCGGCTGGAGGTGTTCCGCACCCACGGAAAAATCTATGAGGCCTCTGCCTCTCAGATGTTCGGCGTGCCCATTGAGCTTATCAAAAAGGGCAATCCAGAGTATGCACTCCGGCAAAAGGGCAAGGTGGCAGAGCTGGCCCTGGGCTACCAGGGCAGCACCGGCGCACTCATCAACATGGGAGCCTTGGACATGGGCATCCCGGAGGAGGACCTGCCGGACATCGTGAGCCGCTGGCGTGAGGCCAACAAGCGCATCCGTAACCTGTGGTATTCCATGGACAATGCCACCGTGCAGGTCATCACCCAGGGCGGCAGTGTGGGCATCAATGGCCTGCTGCTGGCCCGTGAGTATGACTACAACCATGGCACCGACTGTTTCACCATTCAGCTCCCCTCTGGCCGCAAGCTCTACTATGTGAGCCCCGGCATTGGTGAAAACCAATGGGGCAATCCCTCCATCTCCTACATGGGCATGGACCAGAAAACCAAACGGTGGAAACGCATCGAAACCTACGGCGGCAAGCTGGTGGAAAACTGCGTCCAGGCCATTGCCCGTGACTGTCTGGCGGACACCATTGAACGCCTTGAGGCTGCTGGCCTGCCGGTGATTTTCCACATCCATGATGAGGTGGTCATTGACATTGCCCCCTGGGCTGATGAGGACACCATGCTGGACACGGTGGTCAACATCATGCGCCAGCCCATCCCGTGGGCCGCTGATCTGCCGCTCAACGCTGATGGCTGGGTGGGCACATTCTTCAAGAAAGACTAAATAACTGACGAGCCCCCCCCCGCTACCAATGCGGTGGTGGGCTGAGGGAGGCTTTTATGCAAATCCTTGTTGCCTGCGAGGAAAGCCAGGCGGTCACCATAGCTTTAAGAAAGCTGGGCCATGAGGCATACAGTTGTGACCTCATCCCATGCTCCGGCGGCCACCCTGAGTGGCACATCCAGCAAGATGTGCTCCCTCTGCTCAACGGCTACTGCTTTTTCAAGACCTGTGACGGCTCCGCACATTATGTACTGGGGCGGTGGGACATGCTCATTGCTTTCCCGCCGTGCACCTATCTGACCAACGCCAGCGCCGTCCGCATGAGGGTAAAGGGTGAGATTGTGGCGGAGCGATACGCCAAAGCAATGGAGGCCAAGGCTTTCTTTATGAGCTTTCTGAGCGCCGACTGTGCAAAGATCGCCGTGGAAAACCCCACTCCTTTGAAAATCGTGGAGCTACCGCCCTACACCCAAGCAATACAGCCGTGGCAGTTTGGGCACCCGTACACAAAGCGGACATGCCTGTGGCTCAAAGAGCTGCCCCTGCTGGTCCCCACCGAAATCATCACGGAGGGTGTCACCCCATGGGTAAATGGCGGATGCAAAGACGCACATGGGAACTACCGGCGCTTTCAAGGCCGCAGAGAACGGGACCCCATCAACAGGGCCAAGACTTTCCCCGGCGTGGCCGCCGCAATGGCGGAACAATGGGCCGGGCCCGTGACTACTTAATAATCAGCCCCCCCCCGCTGTTTGCGGAGGCGGGGCGTGGGAGGCACACATGAAATACATTGCATCGTGCTCCTTTGGCAGCAAGGACAGCCTGGCCATGGTGCTCATGCTCATAGAGCGTGGTCTGCCGCTGGATGAGGTGGTCTTTTACGACACCGGGATGGAGTTTCAAGCCATCTATGACCTGCGGGATGATATGCTCCCGATATTCCAGCAGCACGGCATCAAATACACAACACTATACCCGGACAACCCTTTTCTCTATGACATGCTGGAGCGTCCCGTCAAGGGGCGTGAGCGGCGTGGGTATGGCTGGTGTGGCGGCCTGTGCCGCTGGGGTACCACCTGCAAGCTGCGGACCATTGACCAGTATGCAGAGCGCCAGGGCGCAAAGGTCTATGTGGGCATCGCCGCAGATGAAACGCCCAGGCTCCAAAAAGAGCGCAAGACCTACAAGCTCTTTCCGCTTGCGGAGTTTGGCAGGACTGAGGCGGACTGCCTGCAATATTGCTACTCCGCCGGATATTTCTGGCTGGAGGGCTCCATCCGGCTCTATGACATTCTGGACCGTGTTTCCTGCTGGTGCTGTTGCAACAAAAACCTCAAGGAGCTCAGAAACATCCGCCAGTATCTCCCGGAGTATTGGGAAAAGCTGAAACACCTACAAGCCCAGTTAGAGCGCCCCATGAAAGGCTTTTACAAAGGCCAGCCCCGTGGCGTGTTTGAACTGGATGAACGCTTTGCAAGAGAGGACCGTGACACATGAAAATCATTAACCCCTATACCGAAATCCTCACCCCGCTGGATGGCCAGGCCATCCTCCAGCACATTGAGCTGTGCGGGCGGGTCTGCTACAAGTCTGAGGACAAAATCACCGACACCAGCGCCGCCAAGTTTGTGGCGGGCATCATCAAGCGTGGCCATGAGGCCGTCCTGGAACACTTTGACATCACGGTCAAGTTTGTGTGTGACCGGGGTGTGTCCCATGAAATTGTCCGGCACCGCATGGCCTCCTACTGCCAGGAGAGCACCCGCTACTGCAACTATTCCAAGGATGTTTTTGGCAGTGAAATCACCGTCATCCGCCCCTCTTTCCTGACGAAGGGCACACCGGGCTGGCAGTATTGGAAAGTGGCTTGCAGAATGGCTGAAAAGTCATATTTTGAGCTGCTGGACTGGGGCTGCACCCCGCAAGAGGCCCGTGCTGTTCTGCCCACATGCCTCAAGACCGAGGTGGTGATGACAGCCAACCTGCGAGAATGGCGGCATTTCTTCAAGCTGCGGACCGCCCCGGCGGCGCACCCGCAGATGCGTGAGGTGGCCATCCCGCTGCTCCACCAGATGCGCTCCCAGGTGCCGGTCATCTTCGATGATATTGAGGAGGCCGCCCATGAAACTGTGTGACCGCTGCCCCCAGGCTGGCTCTTGCCTGTTGAACTATCTGGGCAAGGCTTGCCACAAGCTCCGTATGCAGGAGTGCCCGGAGGTGGTCCCCACCACGCTGGAGCTCATGCACAACATGGACGCTGAGGAACTGGCCGCTTTCCTCTCCAAGACCTTTTGCCAGTCCCTTGGAAAAACGCAACTTTTGGAATGGCTCAATAAGGAGGTGCCCAATGAAACGCTCTGAGATTTTGGAGGCCGCCCGCCGCTGTGTCTGCGGTGAGCGTGAGCAGGACTATGGCACGCCGGAGAATAACTTTGAAACCATCGGCCTGCTCTGGGGTGTCTACCTCAGAGCGGCGCACCCGGAGTATGCCAAGGTCATGCCCATCAACGGCATCACGGCCAAGGATGCCGGCACTATGCTGGCCCTGCTCAAGGTGGCCCGCATCGCCACCGGCTCCAGCCCTGACAGCTTTATTGATCTGGCGGGCTATGCGGCCTGCGCCGGTGAAATCGTGACAGAAAGGAGCTGCCCCTATGAAAAAGCGGAAACCCAGACCCAGGAGTGAAAAGCCCCGAATGTGTGACCCCGGCATGTGTGACTGCTGCCAGTACATTGGTGAGGGTGACTTCATCTGTGACAAAGGCCCCGGCCAGCCGGTCCTTGTGGTTGAGGACTGGCAGCCCAATGAGAACGCCGGGCGCTGCCGGAGAGGCACAAAGCGATGAACAGAAAAGAGCGGCGAAACCTGCAACGCCAAGGTGTGCAGGTGCCCAAAGACCCCACACTCAACATCAAGCTCTCCGCTCTGGGCAAGTCCATAATGACCCCGGAGATGCAGATGGCCATGATGCACGAAATCAACCAGCAATGCCTTGAGAAAGATGACTTGCTGGCTCTGGATGTGGACTGCATGGTGCTCTGGACACTGCACCGGCACCTGGGCTTTGGGGTCAAGCGGCTCCATGACTTCTATCTGGCGATGGCCGCAGAGCACCGCCGGATGCGTGAATTTTATGAAATGGATGACCTGTACCCGGAACGGCTCAAGCTCAAAGAGCTGGGTGCAGATGTCGAACAATGGCAAAAGGAGGTGCTGGCCAATGAGCCCAAAACCCTGGGAAAACGCTGAGGGCTACGCAGACCCAACGGCATACAACGCCATCAAGAAAGTGTCCGCAGAGGGGCATGAGGCGCTGGATGCCAAGGTCAACACTCTCATCAAGGTCCTCAAGTTTATCATTGCGGAAAGCGGCTTTGAACTGGCGGCCCGCATTGAGCTCCGGGACCGCAAGACAGGGAGGTTTTTTAGATGACCAAATGCGAAACGGCAATCTGCCAGCTTGCGGTGAATGTCTATGGCAAGACCAGCCAGTGCACGGTCTGCATGGAGGAGATGGCAGAGCTCACCAAGGAGCTCTCCAAAAACCTCCGTGGCCAGGACAACGCCGCCCACATCGCTGAGGAGATCGCTGATGTTGAGATCATGCTGGAACAGCTCAAGCTCATGTTCAGCATCCGTGATGAGGTGACCCAGCAGCGCACCGTCAAGCTCCAGCGGCTTGACAACCGCATTTCTCAATCCCTGATACATCCGAAACCGTGAGGTGTGACCCATGCAATTTGACCGCAAAATAACCATCTCCGCCGGTAGCAGCCGGAGGGCCATGGTCTGGCAGGCGCAAACCCTGCTCATTTCTGAGCTGTGGGCAAAGCTCCAGACCCCCGCCAGAGGCACTGAGCCCCTGGCAGAATATCTGAATATGAAAAAGGCCCAGCAGGATGACCTCAAGGATGTGGGCGGCTTTATGGCAGGCACACTGTCAGGCCCCCGCCGAAAGGCCAACAATGTGACCGGGCGTGATGTCATCACGCTGGACCTGGACAACATCCCACCGGGCGGCACGGAGGATGTCCTGCGCCGTGTTGAGGGGCTGAGCTGCGGCTATTGCATCTATTCCACCCGTAAGCACAGCCCGGCGGCACCCCGCCTGCGTGTTCTGCTGCCGCTGGACCGCACGGCCTCAGCGGATGAATATGAGCCCATCGCCCGCAAGATGGCGGAGTACATAGGCCTGGAGCTCTGTGACCCCACCACCTTTGAGGTGTCCCGTCTGATGTACTGGCCAAGCTGCTGCTCAGACAGCCAATACATCTATGTGTGGAAAGACAAGCCCCTGCTGTCCGTCAAGGGCCTGCTGGGCCAGTATGAGGACTGGCGTGACTGCACCCTCTGGCCCCAGGTGCCCGGCTCCCAAAACCTGCCCACTAAGCTGGCAGTCAAGCAGGGTGACCCGGAGGCCAAAAACGGTGTTGTGGGCGCTTTCTGCCGCACCTATGACATCTACCGTGCCATGGATGAGCTCATCCCCGGCATGTATGAGCCGGTGGAGAGTATGCCAGGCCGCTACACCTACCTGGGCGGCTCCACAACCGGCGGCGCTGTCATCTATGACAGCGGCAAGTTTCTCTACTCCCACCACGCCACTGACCCGTGCAGCGGCAAGCTGGTGAACGCCTTTGACCTGGTGCGCCTGCATCGCTTTGGTGACAAGGACGATGAGGCCCAGCCGGGCGCTCCCACCAACCGCCTGCCCTCCTACCGTGCCATGTGCGAACTGGCCACGCAAGACCCCGATGTGTCCGCCCTGATGAGCCAGGAGCGCTACCAGGAGGCCGTCAAGGACTTTGAGGGCGTGGAGGCCACCAACGATGCAGAGCCCGCCAACTGGATGGACCGGCTGGAGATCAACAGCCAGACCGGCCTCCCCAAGGCTACCATTGATAATGTCTGGATTATTCTTGAGAATGACCCGCTGCTCAAAGGCAAGTTTGCCCTCAACCAGTTTGCGGGCCGTGGTGAGGTGCTGGATGCGCTCCCCTGGAACACTTCCACCAAACGCCGCCTTTGGGATGACAATGACAACAATGGCCTCTACTGGTACATGGAAAAGGTCCACCACATCACCGGCAACGGCAAGATTGACGGGGCCCTCTCCCTCCACACCACACAGCACGCTTTCAACGAGGTCCAGGACTACCTCCAGAGCCTCAAGTGGGACGGCGTGCCCCGCTTGGACACCCTTTTCATTGACTACCTGGGGGCGGAGGACAGCCCCTATACCAGAGCGGTGACCCGCAAGGCTTTCACCGCCGCCGTCACCCGTGCCATGGTGCCCGGCAGCAAGTATGACAACATGCTCATCCTGGCTGGGCCCCAGGGCATTGGCAAGAGCACCCTGCTGGATAAGATGAGCCGGGGCTGGTTTAATGACAGCATCCGCACCTTTGAGGGCAAAGAGGCCTCTGAACTTTTGCAGGGGGTCTGGCTGGTGGAGATCGGTGAGCTGGACGCTTTCCGCAAGACGGATGTGGCGTGCATCAAGCAGTTTCTCTCCCTGCGCTCTGACCGTTTCCGTGCGGCCTATGGCCGCCATGTCAAGGAGCTGCCCCGGTGCTGTGTGTTCTTCGGCACCACCAACACCTCTGACTACCTGCGGGACCGCACCGGCAACCGGCGTTTCTGGCCGGTGGATGTGGGCCTGGCCCCGGCGGCCAAAAGCGTCTGGACTGATCTGCCCGGAGAAATTGACCAGCTCTGGGCTGAGGCCATGGTCCGCTGGCAGACGGGAGAGCCGCTTTTCCTCAAAGGGGAAATTGAGGCCGCCGCTAAGGAGGCCCAGGAGGCCCACCGTGAGGTCAACACCCGTGAGGGCATCATCCTGGACTTTCTGGAGCACCCGGTGCCGGAGGACTGGCAGAACTGGCCGCTTGACCGCCGCCGGATGTTCTGGGGCGGCGCTGTGCAGGGAGATGTCAAGCTGGTGCCCCGTGACCGTGTGTGTGCTCTGGAGGTCTGGTGTGAGGCTCTGGACGGCAAGCAGCGGGATATGAGGTACAGTGACACGGCAGAAATCAACAGCATCATTGAGGCCAGCGCCTTGTGGGAAAGGGCCAGAGGCTCCCTGCGCTTTGGCTACTGCGGCAAGCAACGGGGCTTTCAAAAGGTGCGGCTTTGACCCGGAACATTGCCCGGAACATTTGAGATTTTCAGATGTTCCAATGTTCCGGGCAGGTGGAACATGTTCCGGGCAATGTTCCGGCAAATGTTCCGGGCAAAACCCTTGCGCCGCAAGGCTTTTAGGCCAAGTGGAACATTGGAACATTCATTTTCTATATTAGGGTAAAAGAGAGGATTTAGAGAGAATAGAGAAAAATAAAACTCTCTAAACCGCCTGTTTGCGCTACATACACGCGCGAATGTTCCACTGTTCCGAAAGGAGGAAATCCATGAAAGAAAGCTATATTGAGAGCTACCTTGTTCGCAAGGTGAAAGAGCACGGTGGCCTCTGCTATAAGTTTGTGTCACCCGGAAATCCCGGCGTGCCTGATCGACTGATAATCACCCCCACCGGCAAGACCATCTTTGTTGAACTGAAAACGGAGGTGGGCAGGCTGGCCAAAGTCCAGAAATGGCAGCGGAGTGAGATGGAGAAACGGGGGGCAGACTGCCGGGTGCTGTTTGGGATGGACGCAGTAAAGGACTTTTTGAGGGAGGTTTTCCCCGCATGAAATATGTGCCGCATGACTACCAGGCCTATTGCATCCAGCGTGTAGTTGAGGACCCTGCCGTTGGGCTGTTTCTCCGTCCCGGCCTTGGCAAAACAGTCATCACTCTGTCAGCGGTCAATATTCTCAAGTATTTTCGCTGGCAGGTGCAAAAGGTCCTGGTAGTGGCTCCCAAAAAGGTGGCAGAGGCCACCTGGAGCAAGGAGGCCGCTAAGTGGGACCACCTCCAGCACCTCCGCACCTCTGTGGTGCTGGGCAGCGCCACCAAGCGCATCAAGGCCCTCAACACTCCGGCGGACATCTATGTCATCAACCGGGAAAATGTGGAGTGGCTGGTGGACTACTACAAACAGGCCTGGCCCTTTGACATGGTGGTGCTTGATGAGAGCACCAGCTTTAAGAACAGCCAGAGCAAGCGCTGGAAAGCCATGAGGCGGGTACGGCGTTTCATCAAGCGGATGGTCCTGCTGACCGGCACGCCGTCCTCTAAGGGCCTCATTGACCTGTGGGCACAAGTTTACCTGCTGGACTGCGGAGAGCGCCTGGGGCAATCTCTGAGCGCCTACCGTGAGCGTTATTTTGACCCTGACCAGCGGAGCCGCACACAGATTTTTTCCTACAAGGCCAAAGACGGTGCGGAGAGCGCTGTGTTGGATGCCATTTCTGACATCTGCATCTCCATGAAAGCGGAGGACTACCTGGAGCTGCCGGACTTCATCCAGCATGAGGTGCCGGTGCTGCTGGATGCCAAAGCCCGCCGGGCCTATGACCAGTTTGAGCGTGACCTGCTGCTGGAGGTGGACGAGGATGTCATCACCGCCGCCTCTGCCGCCGTTCTTGTGGGAAAACTCCTGCAAATGTGCAACGGCGCTGTGTATAGCAATGATGGCCACATCGTGCCGGTCCATGACTGCAAGCTGGAGGCCTATCTGGAGCTGCTGGAGCAGTTGAACGGAGAGCACTGCCTGACTTTCTACGGCTACCAACATGACCGTGACCGCATCCTGGAGGCGCTGAAAAAGCACCGCAAGGACCTCCGGGTGAGGGTCTACAAAACCGTGGAGGATGAGGAGGCCTGGAACAACGGAGAGGTTGATGTGCTGCTGGTGCATCCGGCCTCCTGTGCCTACGGCCTCAACCTCCAGGCAGGCGGCCAGCATGTGGTGTGGTACGGCCTCAACTGGTCCTTTGAGCTGAATGACCAGGGCAACTGCCGCTTATACCGGCAGGGCTCCCCCTATGACAAGGTTTTCGTCCACTATCTTGTAGTGCAGGGCTGCCAGGATGAGGATGTCATGGCTACGGTGCGAGATCGCCAGGACACCCATGAGGCCGTCATGTCCGCACTCAAGGCCAGAATTAAGCGAGTAAAGGAGAGCGCAAAATGAGCAACCCTACTGTGATTTTGAATGGTGACCAGGTTTATTGTGATGAGCTCATCCGGGAAAATGCCCGGTTGACCATCCAGCATGAGGCTGACCGGTTGACGCTGGAGCAGATGAGGAAACAGTGCGTTTCCTCTGAGGAGTGCACCGCCAAGGTGGCGGAGGCCTATGCCCGTGCCGATAAGGCCAAGCGGGACGCTGAGGCGCTTAATTCCAAGCTGCGCCAAGCCATTGCGGACCTGCATTTTGTCATGGCTGGCGGCGATGCCTGCAAGGTGTGCGCCGTCAAGTGTGCTTTTGGCGAGGGCAACTGCAAACCCGTGTGGCGTGGAGAGGATGGTGCTGATTTGTGACTTTGAAAGAACTGTCCCAGCTTTACTACCTCAACCGGGAGATCGAGATGGACAAAAAGCGCCTCCTTGAGCTGGAGGCCAGGGCGGTGTCCTGTTCGTCAGATCTGTCCGGGATGCCCAGGAGCTCCGGCGTGGGGGACCGTGTTGGCCGCTATGCGGCGGAGATCGTGGACCTCAAGGGCATCATTGAGGCCAAACTCCAGCAGTGCATCTATGAGCACAACCGTTTGGAGAGGTACATCACCACCATTGAGGACAGCCTCCTCCGGCAGGTTTTCACATATCGCTTTGTGAATGGACTGCCGTGGCAGCAGGTGGCCGCATGTATCGGCGGGAGTAACACTGCTGACGGCGTGCGGATGATGTGCAACAGGTACATCAAGGCCACGGAGCCGGAAACAGATGACGGCACAGAGGTCCAACTGTAACTTGTTCGTTCTGTTCGGTGTTTCTGTGGTACACTATATCCTGCGGGTAGTGCCTCAAGATGATGCAATACCTCCTTGGTTGAACAGCGGCAAGGTGACGGATAATGAAACCCAGACCCTTGCCGCTGTTTCATTCTAACGATTTTTTAGAGCCGTCCGATGAGGACGGCTTTTACTATGTGATGGGGTGGTGAGATGGCAAAGCTGACTGAAAAGCAAAAGCGATTTGTGCAGGAATACCTTGTGGACCTCAATGCCACGGCGGCTGCCAAGCGTGCCGGATATAGCGAAAAAAGCGCCTCCCGGATAGCCGTGGAACTACTCAATAAAACTCAAGTTTCTGCCGAAATCCAAAAGCAGCAGGCCAAGCGTCAAAAGCGGGTGGAAATCACCCAGGAAAAAGTGCTTGAGGAGCTGGCTGCAATCGCCTTTGCCAACGGTGCTGACTTCGCCACCGTCAACCAAAATGGCATTGTCCGCATCACCCCCACCTCTGAGCTGCCGGATGAAAAGCGCAAGGCCATTGCCTCCATCAAGGAGGGGCAATATGGCACGGAGGTCAAGGTGCATGATAAGGTCAAGGCCCTGGAGCTGCTGGCCAAGCACCTGGGCATGTTCGACAGCAAGAACGGTGGCAGCGAGGCCCCAGAGAATAACATCTTTGAGGTCATTGACCAAAGCACCAGAGAGGAGATAGGCACAGATGAAATACCAGAGATTGAGCACCCGGCAAAACCTGGCCATGACCTGGTGGAATAGGCCCGGCTTTGAGGTCTATGACGGCATCATCTGTGACGGCTCCATCCGCTCCGGCAAGACAGTGGCCATGACGGTGGGCTTTATCATGTGGGCCATGACCCGCTTTGACGGCTGCAATTTTGCCATCTGCGGCAAGACCATTGAGAGCCTGCGCCGCAATGTGACAAGCAATCTGCCCGTCTGGCTGGCGGGCGTTTTCTCTTTCAAGGAGCACCGCACTGAAAACAAGATCGTGGTGAGCGCCAACGGCAAGAGTAACAGTTTTTACCTGTTCGGCGGCAAGGACGAAAGCAGCGCCGCACTCATCCAGGGCATCACACTGGCAGGCATCCTGCTGGATGAGGTGGCCCTGATGCCGGAGAGCTTTGTCAACCAGGCCACGGCCCGCTGCTCTGTTGAGGGGGCCAAGCTGTGGTTTAACTGCAACCCGGAGGGCCCCAGCCATTGGTTTTATACCAAGTGGGTGCTGGAGGCCAGCAAGCGGAAAATGCTGCACCTCCATTTCACCATGGATGACAACCTCAGCCTCTCCGCCTCAGTCAAGGCAAGGTATGAGAGCCTTTACTCTGGCGTTTTCTATGATCGCTTTATCCGGGGCCTGTGGGTGGTGGCGGAGGGGCTTATTTACACGATGTTCAACAAGGACTTTCATGTTGTGCCCAGCGTCCCCAGGCCCTATGAAAAGTATGTGATGTCCTGCGACTACGGCACCATCAACCCCACCAGCATTGGCCTCTGGGGCAAGGCTGGCGGCAAGTGGTACAGGATGAGGGAGTATTACTATGACAGCCGCAAGGAGGGCCGCCAGCGCACCGATGAGGAACACTACACGGAGCTGGAGCGCCTGGCTGATGGCCTGCATGTGTCCGCCATCATTGTGGACCCATCGGCGGCCTCTTTTATTGAGGTCATCCGCCGCCATGACCGCTACCGTGTAGAAAAGGCCTCCAACTCCGTGCTGGACGGCATCCGCAATGTGGCCACCCGGCTCCAGAGCGGTGACATCTTTTTTTGTGACTGCTGCACGGACTGCATCCGTGAGTTTGGGATGTATCGCTGGGATGAAAAAGCCCAGATGGACCGTCCCATCAAAGAAAATGACCATAGCATGGACGATGTGCGCTACTTCGTGCACCGTGTCTATGCGCCTGATCTGATTAGCTTTAAGTGAGGTTTTACTGTGCGAGTTTCTGTGTTGGGTGTGCAATATGCTGTGGAATATCGGACAAGGGCCCAAGACCCTGAGCTTGAGGCAGCAGATTGTGATGGCTACTGTGACACCAGCATCAAGTTATGCGTGGCCCGTAAATATACGGCGGCAGAGCGAAAAGAGCCCGGCAGCAAGAAATGCCTGGATGACTACATGCGTAAGTGCATGAGGCATGAACTGGTCCACGCTTTTCTTTATGAGAGCGGCCTGAGCATCAATAGCCTCTCACCGTCGGGCTGGGCCTCTAATGAGGAAATGACGGACTGGATGGCTATACAAGGGCCGAAACTTTATGATGCTTGGAAACAGGCAAAATGTTTGTGAGGTGAGAAACCAATGGTGACACTCAATCTGAGGGATGATTGCAATGGCCGTGTAGCCACCAATTTCAAACGGGGCATGACGGACAAGCGCTTTCTGGAGCTTGAAATCACCGCATGGCTCACCAGCCCGGAGCGCAAAAAGCAGCTTGAGGGTGAGGCCTACTATGACGGCTACCAGGATGTGACCCACCGGGAACGCCTGGCGCTGGATGAGGACGGCAAGCCCATTGTGCTCAAGAACTTGCCCAACAACCGGCTGGTCAACAACCTCTATTCCAAGATGGTGGACCAAAAGACCAACTACTCCTTTGGCCGTCCGCTGTCCTTTGACACCGAAAACAAGGAGTATGCCAAGGCCCTGGGGGCTCTGTTCGGGGCCCGTTTTCTGCGTACCATGCACAATGTTGGTGAGGGCGCATGGATTGGTGGAAAGTCCTGGCTCTATCCCTACTATGAAAACGGGGAGCTGGCTTTCCGGCGCTTTCCTGCTGATGAGGTCCTGCCATTCTGGGCGGACGCTGACCACACCATCCTGGACGCTGCTGTCCATGTCTATGTGGTGCAGGAATACGATGAGGCCGAACACGCCAAGGATGTGGTCAAGGTAGAGGTCATGCACGGCGGCGGTGTGGACTGTTTCATCCGCACGGATGACGGCGTGCTGGAGCCGGACAGCTTTGCCTACTCCGGCCCCTATATCATCACCCGGCAGGACAATGAAACCGGCAAAGTAGAGGGCTACAACTGGGAGCGCATCCCGTTGGTGTGCTTTAAGAGCTCCCACCATGAAATCCCACTCCTCTCCAAGGTCAAGTGCCTCCAGGATGCCTACAACAACATCCTGAGCAACTTTGCCAACCAGATGGAGGAGGACATCCACACCACCATCCTGGTCATCAAGAACTATGACGGTGAGGACCTGGGCACATTCCGCCGCAACCTGGCCACCTATGGTGCCATCAAGGTGCGGTCCTATGAGGGGGCTGAGGGCGGCGTGGACACTCTGGAAATATCCGTCAACGCTGAAAACTACAAGACCCTGTTGGCCCTGCTCAAGGATGCCATCATTGAGAACGCCAGAGGCTATGATGCCAAGGATGACCGCATGAGCGGTGACCCAAACCAAATGAACATTCAGAGCATGTACTCTGACATTGACCTGGATGCCAATGGCATTGAAATGGAGTTTCAGGCCAGCATGGAGGAACTGCTTTGGTTTATCAACAAGCACCTGGCCAACACCGGCGGCAGGAGCTTTGAGGGCGAGGATGTCACAGTCATCTTTGACCGGGATGTGCTCATCAACGAAACGGAGGCCATCAACAACTGCAAGAACTC